CATTTATTTCTTTTTACAAAACAATTTATACCGGCGTATGTAATGCAATCTACATTAAGAAAGATTGCTGATTCTTTAGGATTTGAGGGAGTAGAGATATTCCCTAAACAAACAGAAGTATTAGTGGAACGTGGTGACACTGGTAACTTCTTAAACTTACCTTACCACAATCAAATGAAAGGTTTACGATATGCTTACGACGATAATGGCTCCGCTTTGTCACTTGAGGAATTTTATAAGCTCTATGATGTTCTTGCGTGCACAGGGAAAAAAGAAGTTGAAGAAATCAAAATACAAGAAGTAAAAATAGAAGAAGCTTTTAAAGATGGACCGCCTTGTTTGAATAAGTTGGCATTAGATGGCTTTGGTGAAGGATCTAGAAACAATGCATTATTTAATATAGCTGTTTATTACAAACAAGCTAGTCCAGATGATTGGCAAGATAAAGTAGTTGCTGCTAATTTAAAATATATGGCACCTCCTCTTTCTAATAGTGAAGTACAAAATTTATTAAAATCTATTGGTAAGAGAGGATATGATAAATATAGATGCAAACTTCCACCAATATTTGATGTGTGCAATTCAAAACTATGCAGGAAAAAAAGATTTGGTGTTGGTTTTGATGATGATCAAATGCCTGTTATTGGTGTATTAACTAAATACGATTCAAACCCACCACAATGGTTTTTAAACATAGGAGAAGGGGAAGATCAAAAAAGAGTGGAGATAAAAATAGAACAATTATGGAGTCCATCTTTATTTGCTTTGGCTATGTTAGAAAAAATTAATATGGTTATTCCAAAAATAAAAGAAAAAGATTGGAAAGAATATTATTTAAAACCGATGATGGAAAACATTAATAGCCTTACACCTTTAGAATCTCTTGACCCTAAAAATCAAATCATAGGTTTACTCCAGGACTGGACCACTAACAGACAAAACGCAAGAACTATGGATGATATAATAAATAAACTTCCATACACAGATGATGAAAGAAAATTTACTTACTTTAGATTAGATGATTTTTATAATTTTTGTAAGAAGAATCATTGGGAGATGGATAAAATTAAAACTGGAAATTTAATAAAAGAATTAGAAGATGTATTTGTTTCTGAAATTAGATCAACAATTAAAAATCAATCTCTTCGAGTGGTCAAGATTAAAACAATGAAAAAAATAGAGTCATCTACAACCAAAATTAAATATGAACAAAATCACTTCTAATGATAGGTATTAATTGGAACTTAAAATATAGATTAGTTTTAGAAGAGTTACAAAAAATAAAACTACAAAAAGAAATTTTAGAAAGGAGGTTAAGTAAATATGAAGACCATAATCTTGGGACCACCAGGAACAGGAAAAACAACCACGTTGTTAAATCTAGTTGATGAATTTATTAGGAAAGGAATTAAACCAATAGATATTGGTTATTTCTCTTTTTCAAAAAAAGCTGCAAATGAAGCAGCTACACGTGCTGCTGAAAAATTTAATTTAGATGCAAGAAAAGATTTAATTTATTTTAAAACCATACACTCACTAGCTTTTAGAATGTTGGGTATGAGTAAAGAAAGGATGATGCAAGAACAGGATTACAAAGAGTTTGGTATACAATGTAATATACCAATTAAAGTTGCAAGACATTCTGAAGAGGATGGATTATTTAATTCTGATAATGAATATCTAACAATAATTAATACAGCCAGATTAAAAAATATAGATTTATTAGATTACTATGATTCTAGAAAAAATTTGTTAGACATTGAACGTGATACATTATTCTTATTAGATCAAGAATTAAAAAGGTTCAAAAAAGAAAAAGGTTTAAAAGATTTTACAGATTTATTAGAAGAAGTAAAAGTTAATAAAAATTTGTTTCCAAAATTTAAAGTTTTATTTATTGATGAAGCTCAAGACTTGTCTCATCTACAATGGGAAATAGTAAAAACAATGTGGGACAGAACAGAAAAAACATACATTGCCGGAGATGATGATCAAGCAATATTTAGATGGGCAGGTGCAGACATAGATAGATTTATTGCTTTGAGGCATGAAGTGGATGAAATAAAAGTTTTAGAGCAATCTTATAGAATACCTGGAGGACCTATTCATGAATTGTCACAAAAGATAGCTTCAAGAATTAAAAATAGATATCCAAAGAAATATAAACCAAGAGATGAGACAGGAATACTGCGCTATTATAGCGATATAACTCAAGTAGATATGTCAAAAGGAGACTGGTTGGTGCTTGCTTCGGCTAATTATTTTTTAGAAGTTGTCAAAGAGCTTTGTGAACTTCAAGGTTGGTACTATCAATACAAAGGTGTCAATTCTATATCCATGGACTTATTATTGGCCCTTACCAACTGGGAGGACTTTAGAAACGGATCTGCATTAAACTATCTACAAATTAAGAACATATACAAATATCTAGGTGTAAATGTAAGTAAAAATTACAGAGATGGTAAAACTTTAAAAGCAGAGGAAAAGTACATGATATCTGAATGTAAAGATAAACATGGTTTACTTACAGATAAAGTATGGTATGAATCATTTCAAGGTGTTGATGCTATCACAGAAAACTATATTCGTAACATGAGAGCAAATGGTGAGAAGATTTCCAAGACTCCAAGAATTTTAATGTCAACTATTCATGCTGCCAAAGGTGGTGAACGTGAAAAAGTTTGCATACTTTTAGACCTAACAAAGTCCGCAGTTCAACAAGGAGAGGAACATCCAGATGATCTTAATAGATTATTGTACACAGGAATTACAAGAACAAAAAAAGAATTACATATTGTGGACCCAAAAGATTTTGAAAGATCTTTTACTTTATGATTTTTTCAAAACAAGTTGGTGGTTCTCATTACAGAAAATATAAAATACAACCGTCAAAATTTATAAATGACAATAAAATTTTATTTGCCGAGGGCAATGCAATAAAATATATTTGTCGTCATCAAGATAAAGGAAAGAAACAAGACCTACTCAAAGCAATACACTATATAGAAATGATTATTCAAAGAGACTACACATGAGAACTTTTCAACAACCATTATTTGTTCCTGAAACAGAATGGGTAATGCCAGAAGAATTAAAAGATTTACAGGGCCACAAAGAAATTGCTGTGGACCTTGAAACACATGATCCATACTTAACTGAACTAGGATCGGGGAACGTGATTAAGAATGGAAGTATAATTGGTGTAGCTGTGGCTGTTGAAGGTTGGTCAGGCTACTATCCTTTTGGACATCATCTTGGTGGAAACATGGATGAAAAATTAGTTCTCAATTGGTTAAAAGATTTATTTAAGCAAGAAGAAACTACATTTATATTTCACAATGCAATCTATGACGTATGTTGGTTGAGATCTTATGGAATAGAAATAAGAGGAAAGATTGTAGATACCATGATTGCAGCCTCCTTGGTTAATGAAAACAGATTAAGTTATAGATTGGATACACTTGCAAAAGAATATTGTGGACTAGGTAAAGACGAAAAAGTTTTGAATGAAGCTGCAAAAGAATATGGAATAGATCCTAAAAAAGATATGTGGAAACTTCCATCAATGTTTGTTGGTAAGTATGCAGAGAGAGATGCTGAAGCTACACTTAAACTTTGGCAACGAATGAAAATAGAATTAAATAAAGAAGAAGCATGGCAAGTGTTTGAAATGGAAACAAAACTATTTCCTTGTCTTGTTGACATGAGATTCAAAGGTGTAAGAGTTGATCTTGATAAGGCAGATAAAATTAAGAAAAAATTAATACAAGAGGAGAAGAAATTACTATTAAAAATCAAGGACTTATCAGGAGTTGATGTGGAACTATGGGCAGCAGCATCGATTGCAAAAGCATTTGAAGCATTGAAACTACCTTTTGACAAAACTGAAAAAACAAACGCACCTAGTTTTACCAGAAACTTTTTAACAAATCATCCACACGAACTTGCACAGTGTATATCTATGGCAAGAGAAATAAATAAAGCTCACACAACTTTTATTGATACAATTACTAAACACGCTTTCAAAGGCAGAATACATGCAGAGATAAATCAAATACGTTCTGATGACGGTGGAACAGTGACAGGTAGATTCTCAATGTCTAATCCAAACTTACAACAGATACCAGCAAGACATCCTGAAATAGGACCAATGATACGATCTATATTTATACCAGAGGAAAATAATAAATGGGGTTGCTTTGACTACTCACAACAAGAACCAAGAATATTAGTGCACTACGCAATGCTACAAAAATTAGAAGGTGTGGATGAAATAGCAGAAGCTTATAAATCAGGAGAGGCAGACTTTCATGCGAGTGTTGCAAAGATGGCTGGTATATCAAGGTCACAGGCTAAAACAATTAACCTAGGATTGATGTATGGTATGGGTAAAAATAAATTGATGGCAGAACTAGGATTGATGAAAGAGTCTGCTGAAAAATTAATTAAACAATATCACTTAAAAGCTCCGTTCGTTAAAAAGATAATGGATACAGCAACTAAACGGGCAGAGAACTTTGGTAGAATTAGAACTCTTGGTGGTAGAATTTGTAGATTTGATTTGTGGCAACCAATGGAGTTTGGAATTAATCAACCCTTACCTCTTGAAGAAGCAAAGAAAAAATATGGTGATTTTTTAAAAAGAGCATTTACTTACAAGGCATTAAATAAATTAATTCAAGGATCAGCAGCAGATATGACTAAACAATCTATGATAGCCTTGTATGAAAGTGGAATTATACCGCATATTCAAATACATGATGAAGTAGATATATCAGTTGAGTCTGAAGAAAAAAGAAGTCAAATAATAGAAATTATGGAAAATGCTGTGCAATTACAAATACCTAATAAAGTTGACTCTGATTTAGGTGACAATTGGGGAGAAGTAAAATAATCTCTTCTCATGTCTTATTTAAATGCTAACATACCACCAATTTACTGCAACATAAGGAGGGAATATTTATATGACCTTACAAAACATAAAGGAGAAGCTGAAGAGTGCGTGGTCATTGGTCTTGCGAGCATTCCAGGCCGTGCGCCATTGTTTCACTGTTTACTTACAAATGGTGCGATATATTGGAGACTCCCTATCTCTGCTTTTTTTCAAAGATCATTTAGCCGTGGTGAGGGTGATGGACAAGTTCGAGATCAAAGCCTCGAACATCTTCAGCTATGGAATTCATTTAGTTATTATCCTAGTATTATTACTCTTGATTTTTTAATCGGACAAAAAGGTAAATATTTAGGACATGACAAAAAATTTCATCACGGTGATTATTTATTCACGATTGACTGGGCTCATCCGGAACCTAACATCTTGGACACGGAGCATTCTGAAATGCCTTCAGAACATAAGTGTGGACACGTTCTGGCTCTTGATAACGGGAATTATGCTATTCAGCCTAATAATCGCATTTTGTGGAACATATCTAGCTTTACTACTTCGTCACATTGGCCTGACTATATGGTCCAGCATTCGGAGTGGAATGTCGAAAACAAAGGGTGGGTGACAGAAGATACAACTAAAATGTTCTATGACACAAACAAAAAAGACCAATGATCCATCGCACTATAATCTTGAAGCGCGGATCGACTTTGGAAGATGCCCCTGTTGCGAAACACTAACTCCTTTTTTATTTTTGCAAAAGGAATTCTATCGTTGCGCTACTTGTGGTGAAGAAGTAAAACAATTTGTAAATGGTGTTATAAAATATATGCCGGTTACACAGAATGAAAAAACTTTTCTCATGAAGACGGATGTTTGAACACGTTTATAAAAAAAATCCAAGACGTAAACGACCAGGTAGACACACTAAAAACCCAAATAAAAAACACACCAAAAAGAAATACATAGGTCAAGGTAGAGTTTAATTGTTGCTCGCCCTAATTGAATAGAGCGAGCAAACAAAAGGTGTGAGAAGAGAATTGATTTATATAAATATTTTTTTACATTTGCAACATTTCTTTTATTGACATATATTCCCATAATGATACACGTAAAAACATAGTAAAATAAACAAAAAGGAGAATAATGGCAGATGTAAATAGATTCAAATCTATATCCGTTAATTTGGAAGATTGGAAAGAACTTGGTGTTCTAGCAGAAAAAACTAGTAGAACTAGATCTAGAATGCTTAGTAAACTTATAAAATTCTACAAGGAATATAGAGGAGAAAAGAAAAATGGTAAATAGTTTTGGTAAAATGATTTGTTCAAAATGTAATGGTAATGGTTACATAACTAAATTTAAACACCTTGATTTTAGGAAGTCAGAATACGAAGACTGTAGTCATTGTAATAATCAAGGAGAAGTTG